CTTATTTGCATACCACGTTCATCTATTTTAACAAAAAATGATTTATAAAATCCACCTGAATTTTTAAGAGTTGGGTGATCGTATCTCTGTCCCTTTTCTTTTTTCTTCATTACTGTATATGGAGCGTATTCTCCACCAACTAAATAATTTATACCTCCAAAACCTTCTAATCTATCACCTTTTGAATCAATACCTTCCTCAAATAACTGATCCTCTGTATTTAGCCGTATAATTTCAAATTGAGCTTCCATGTCAACAACGTAAAACCAAGCTGTATTTTCATCAACTTTCATTCTATTCAATTTTGACTGTAACCCTTCTAACATATCTTTTAAACAAAAAAAAAGCATCATTTCTGACACCTTTTCCAATAAAAACCAATAATTTATTTACCTAAATACTTTGCTCTTGCTCGTCAAATATACAACTTAAAATTGATATGAATAAAAAAACCCTCACTAAATTAATAGTGAGGGTTTCTATACCGTATAGAAAATTACTTTTTTCTTTTCGATGTTGTTTTTTTCTTTGTGACTACAACCTCGTCAATATAATTAGGTTTACTCAACCCGTTAGCAATTTTCCACGCTTTTCGTACTCGGTTACGATTATTTAACGCTTTACCTAAACCATTTACCGCGTGGCTTTCTGTGACGCTTCTCAGCCAATCACCGTTAAAATCATCTTCGCCTAATACTATTCGCTTAAGATTACTCATTAAACAACAGTAAATGATGAAGTAGTAACATCATAACCCGTTGCAGTCACTTCAATTTGGATTATATCAGATACTGATACTGGCGCACTTAAAGTTAATAAATAAGTCCCATTAGGTGCCTCAGGCGCTGTTGATACCGTTAAAGGTGTTCCAGGCAATCCAGCAGTAATATCAGTTGCTGTAAATGCTCCAACTAATAACCCTGTAATTGGCGTTCTAACTCCAGCCGTTCCAAATCCTTCGTATACAACATCTTGAAAAGTTGTTGTTGTTGGATTTGTAAGCGTTTGGAATCCTGAAACTAAAGGAGTCAAAGAAGTAGATTTTACTCCTCCTGTATCAATCATTTCATTTGAAGTGATTACATAAGAATTTTCTATACATACATCTCTGTCAACATCAAAAGATAACATTGTCTTTGCCTTAGCTCCTGGAACAGGAAACATAAAGAAAGAATCAATAGTTTCCTTGCTCAACTTATAACCGTAAAGCGTATCACCTGTAATTGAGTCTTTAGTTCCCCATAAGTTGCCGTCAGTCGTTGCAATATACATAACGATGTCAATACAACCCATTTTTTTAAATTCTCTAAAGATTTGAAAAACTCCGTCAGCACCATAGTACTCCATTAAAAAAGAGTAAATACCGCCCTCACCGTCTAAACGAAACTTATCTCCGTTTGCCGTTGTTTCATAGTTAGTATCTGTTCTACTTACTGTTGGGTTTTGTACTCTAAGCGTTGGAAATAATCTCTCCGCTACTGCTGTACTTGCTAAAACCTTTGCTACAATATCAGCTCCAAGCGTTGCGCTCGTTACATCAATTCCGTTTCTCGTGCCGTCAGCTTTTCTCTCATATTCAAATATAGGAAACGCCATTGGCTTCATTTCAATCGTACACCCTGAACTACCCGCATTTATTCCAGCTGGTGATCCGCATACGCAATTTATTGCACTCATATTTTTTTGCTCTTTCGAGTCTTATTAAATTTATTTAACAGCATTCGTTTACCCTGTTAATAGGTAGGGTTAGCCGTAATTCAACCCCTGTTAGATTTGCATCTATAATATTAGCCTCCATTCCTGAGGACGTTTCTTTTCCAAACTTTGTAAAGTTTTTAGTTTTAAAGGACAAATTATCAGAGTAAAATAAAAATTCTCTTTTAATCGTATCCATAAATTCCTCAACCATATTATACAAAGATCGTAATCTATTGTCATGTGTATCCATTGTTCGCCATTGACTCGTATTATTAGAATCTAAAAACACTATTAAAATATCACTTTCGCGCTCTAATGTATCTTGATCATCTTTAAAATCTTCATCGTTTGGCTCAACTAACCATGCAAACGGTACTTTATTTCGCTCATCACTACTAAAACTTTTCCACTCTTTATTGGTACTAATTGGCGTACCTGTAAAAAAGTAGGGTTTATTTAAGTTTATGACCATTCCAGTGAAGGTATAAGCTCCATTTGGCGTTATAGTTATTGTATTCAACACATAATCAACAGCTGTTATTGTGTAAGTTTGGCTTATAGAATCAGTTAAAATTAAACCAATTCTACTCCATTTTACATTACAAACAGTTAAAACATTACCATTAACCGACTGAACTGATATTATACAATTCATTCGATCAATGATATTTTCCTCTATTATGTAAACTATATCTCTCAAAATACTTGTAAATTTTGTGGCTCATACCCTAAAAATGAAGGGTAAACACTACTATACTCGTTTATGTATTCCTGAATAGCTTTATAAGTTGCTCGTGACTCACTCCAACGGCTTTGTACATTTGCTTTAAATGCACTTGCTCTGTCTGAATTTTCGCCCTTTGAACTTACATTACCATTACTCGTAACTTGTGTATTAATGTCCCTTGAATAATAGAAGTATATCATGCCTGTAAGCATATCAACTAAACCTCTACTATCTAAGATTTGACCACTTTCTAATTGTATCGTAAACGGATCTCTAAGTGCTTCATAAATCGGATCAGCTCCAGCAATTCCAATAACGTATAAATCATATAATTCTTTACCCATTAATTCAATTAATGTTATAGTTTCATACCTATCAATATACGCTGTTAATTTTGCTGTGTTAAAATCCGTTAAAGTCAATTCAAACTTATTTACGAAATCTGTTGTTGTTACAATTGCCATAATTTACACTATTTTTTTTCCAAGTCCTTTATGCTCCAAGATTTCAGCAACGTTTTCTGAAACTTCGCAAACTTCATCTTTGTTCATTTTACCAAATTTCTTGGACGCTTTAAAAGATACAAGTTTAGTAGAACTTGAAAACTCTAAAGGCTTCACTACTTTTTTAACTGCAACTTTCTTTTTACTTTCCTTCTTTTCCATTATTCAAACTTTTAAAAGTTAATATTAAGCCGTTTCAAGTGCCGCATTTGTTGTAGCAAATACACCTTTTACGAATGCTGTTGTATCATTATTCTCAATGATAACTTCACCTCTCCACTCTGCTATAATTGTTCTCATGTTGTTCGTGAAATCGTTACCGTCTAAACCAACGTCAACCATAATTCCACCTTTCTCAGCAATTAACGCCTTAGTTAAATCACCAATCATGAATGTACCTTGTGCCATTGCAGTAGTTTCTACAATTGGAATACCGTCTAACATCATCATTGACCCAACCTGTAAAAGTCTATCAACATAACGCTTATCAGTAGCAGATAACTTCACTAATTTAAGTGCTGTTACATCGTCTGGGTGCATAAAAATAGATAAAGCACCGTTATGGTTAGCCAATCTAATTTGATTTGCCGCCACTACTAATGAATCAACATTGTTTGCTGAATCAACAGATAAAGCGAAACTTCCAGCCGCAAATGCAGTTGCCTGAGTATAAAGACCGTTTAGGTTTGTTCCTGTACCGTCTCCAACTATAACTTGTGAATCAACGCGTAAGAATAAACGAACGATTAATTTGTTTCTCAACCATGCACCCATAAAAGAAACATCGTCTAACATCTCAGTTGATACCTTGAAATACGCTGTTTGCTTCAATAAAGAAACCGCAGTTACAACAAAGTTGTTATCTATTTGATTCTTAGATGCACCCTCAGCAGTTCCACCAGCAGCACCTTCCTGAGCTGTTTCGTAAACCCAATCAACAGTATTTCCTGAAACAGGTAACTTTGGTATTCTACCATAAGCCTGTGCCACTCTTTCTGCAATGTCATTGATACCTTCAATTCTTTCTGCTTGTGGCATATTACCTCCTGAAAGATTGTTAGCAAATGTCATATCTCCAACAGCTTTATTAACTGTAAAGTTGAAACCATGACGTTTTGTTTTAGCAGTTGCGAAATCCTCAGAATGAGATTTTAACATTGCGTCAATAGATCCTTCTGCGTCCTTAATTG